ATAAATTGATTCTTCGTTTGCAACCGAATGAAGGAATTGTGCTCAAGATAGGCATGAAAGTGCCTGGTGCGGGCTTTGAAGTCCGTCAGGTGACAATGGATTTCAGTTATGCCCAGTTGGGTGGAGTGCCGAGTGGTGACGCTTACGCACGTCTGATAGACGATTGCATTCAGGGCGATCCGACTTTATTCACCCGGAGTGACGCCGTGGAGGCTTCATGGACATTCTTCGATCCGGTACTTCGCTATTGGAAAGAGAATCCCGACGCACCGCTTTACGGTTATCCGGTCGGTACGTGGGGACCTTTGGAAAGTGAAGCGATGATGCATGAGCACGGGGCTGACTGGACCAATCCTTGTAAGAATTTGACGAATACAGACCAATATTGTGAATTATGAAAGTAACTGTTTTTCCCTCGTCCATTGAAACTTCACGTGGACTGATACTCCGTCTGGTGGAAATCATGAATAATGAACCGGACAGAATATTCAATATCGCAGTTAGCGGCGGCAGTACTCCTGCTCTAATGTTCGATTTGTGGGCGAACGAATATATGGAAACTACCCCCTGGAATCGTATGTGTATTTATTGGGTGGACGAACGCTGTGTTCCCCCCGATGATTCGGACAGCAATTACGGAATGATGCGTAATCTACTTTTAGGAATGGCTCCCATTCCTTATGAGAATGTCTTTCGTATTCGTGGTGAAGTCAAACCGGTGAAAGAAGCGGCCCGTTATTCGGAGTTGGTCAAGCAACAAGTACCGTCCAAGCAGGGATGGCCAGAGTTTGATATTATACTGTTGGGTGCAGGAGACGATGGTCATACTTCCTCCATTTTCCCCGGACAAGAAGAACTGTTGACTTCCGCTTCTGTTTATGTAGTCAGTATTAATCCCCGTAACGGGCAGAAGCGCATCGCAATGACCGGTTATCCGATATTGAACGCCCGTCACGTTATTTTCCTGATAACCGGAAAGGGTAAAGCTGATGTGGTAGAAGAAATCTGTCAGTCGGGAGATGTAGGGCCCGCAGCCTATGTAGCTCATCATGCGCAGAATGTGGAACTGTTTATAGATGAAGGAGCTGCGCTATACATTGGCGACCGTAAATAATAAAGAGTTCGGAGGAGAGTTACACTTTTGTAATCTCCTCCACGATGTATTTATCTTCTACTTTTTTACAAGTACATACAAAGTACTCCGGGTGCTTCAAGGCTCCTTGCAAAGTATCAGGAAGAATGATCTCTTTGGTTCGCCTGTCTACTGCTACCATTGCATACAAGATACCTTCATTTTTACACTTCTCAATAAGTGCACTTTTTAATTCCTCTACGTTAAATTCCATTTATGTGAGATTTTATTGTTGCAAAGTTATGGAAATTATGAATATTTTGTGCAATAATATTCTTATAATATAAAAATAGCTCCCTAGTTCGTCCGCTGACGAGGGAGCTATTTAACACAAAAACTAAACTAGACACATTTTTGGAAATCTAGTTGTATATTCTGTATATCAATTATATAGTCCTGCTTTTTTTTATGGTTCGACTATAATTCGACCATTTGATGTTTTATGTACTATCAAGATTTCTATATTTCATATTTTATATTACTTTAAATATTATATTTGCGCATTGTCAAACTAAAATAGTGCGTTTATGAAATCGTTATTAAAAAATGTCCTAAGAAGGATAAGTAAAAAACAATCTTCTAAAGAAGATAATGCAACAGCCTTTTATCCCCAGTGTTGTGCAAAAGTGGATGATTCCGCTCGTATGCGTATAAAAATGTCTTATGACCAAAATGTAAAAGAAACTATATCAAGCTTGAAAACACTTGCTAATGATATGTCTAGTGGCTTTGTTACTTTTAAAAAGTTTCAGACTAGGCGTTATCAATACAACCCGGATGCAGATGCAACTCTATATGCTTCAAGACTGCTTCGTGCAGCTTCTATATTGGAGTTCCTATTAACTGATCCTGATAATAAATCTTAGAGATTCATTTTTTCAGCTAGAGCAGAGAGCCCTATCAGTAGTTCAGTTATATTTTTGGCTTTTCCGACAACATCATCAACTTTTGCTGCTGTATCAGGGCTTAACTCCTTTTCTAATCGTTCTAGCTGCATTTGAAATGTATCAAAACTTAATATATATAAGTCTCTTTCAACAGTGAATCCCCCTTTTTCTGCAAAATTGAATATTTCAAAATTCAACGTAAGATATTCAATACCATATCCTTTATAGTCAATAAATCTCCTATTTTTGAACTCCTCTAAAACTATTTCATATTGTTCTTTACTGATCCTAAGGTCTGGTATATCTTTATAATTTAGTTTAGCTGTTCTTTTCCCGTTTGCTACAACCAAAATATAATTTAATACTTTATCCTTTTCTTCAGCCGTTATAACTAAAGGATATTCTCTTTCATCTTTGGGTGGTGCAGTTCTAATTTGGCACATATAATAATTAAATTATTTTTCTCAATACCTCTTTTTGTGAATCGATGTTGAATTTTGTATCATTTACTTTGGCAGCCTCTTCTTCAGCTATATTCATGTATTTTATAGCTTCATTTAGTTTACCGGAACTTATTGCCCAATATGCAAGATTTCTATATACATATTGTTTTTTAGTGTAAAATTTGCCGGAATCTACATCTTGTTTAGATATCTTGTATTCTTTATTCGGGTCTGTTGCTTCCCTGAACATTTCAACACACCAAAGGCTATTTTCCTTATTCAAATACATTACTACTATCATCTTTTTGTCAATATATTGTCCTGCTTTGTTTTTTATTTTACAGTTAATTATTGCTTTATATCCTTTAATATTTAATGTATCTGTATCAAATAATATACCTGTTGGCTCTTCATAATTTAGTAAATCATACATATTTCCTAGATTAAAAGAATATTTAGAAATAATTTCTTTAGATTCTTCAAATTCAAAAGTCTTACATGCATCTAAGAATTTAATCAAATCACTTTTTTGTCCCCATGTTATAATAGGAGTAAAAAGCATTAGTATTAACAGTATCTTTTTCATTCGTTAATGTGTTTATTTATCCTATATTACGTTCATTCTTCAACATAGCTAATTCGCCTTTCAGTTTTTGGTTCTCTTCAGTGAATAGTTGAATTGTTTTCATCTGCTCATTTATAGTCCCCTGAAGGGTTGCTATTGTATCAACTAAACGTTCCATGCGTTCAATATTTGGATCAGGTTTGATATCTGAAATCAGCATTGGACCTTTATTGCGTAGTAACCAATCTGCTGAAATATCCGTAAATGCGTTTAATGTGAGCCTAATTACTTTAGAGGAAGGTTCTGTGTTTTTTTGAAACATAGAACCAATCACCGATTGGGTTACCCCAATTTTAATGGAAAACTGCCTGTCTGACAGCTTATAATAAGAGATAATCTCTCTAATTTTTTCGTTTACGCTTGTTTCAGCCATATCTATATTAATAGTTAATTAACGTAAATACGATTATTTATCAAGTTTTGTGTTTTGTAATTAACGTAAATACGTTTATATTTGCATCATAAATCAATCAATCATACAAACATACAAAAAATGATTGATAAAACCAATTAAAAAATAACGATTATGAGCTACAATTTATCACAAATAATGAAGTCTGCACACCGCAATTACAAGAAGGGTGGAAAAACATTTTCAGAGTGTTTAAAATCTGCATGGAGCTTCGCAAAACTCCAAGAAAGTTTCTCACCGGAAGCAGTGAAATCAAGAACTGATAAATTTTTAGCTGAAAGACATGAAGCTATGAGCAAGACTGCCAAAGCTACACTTAGCAAGGAATATAATAACCTTAATATTCCCGTTTCCGCTTACTACAACCCAAATAGTACTCATTACGGTGCACATTACGTCGGAGATTAATCAAATTATACAACAATGGATAAAAGAACCGAACTAGAAATACAGCGAGACAAATATGAAGCTGTGATTGAAGAACGAGACGCGTTGATCAGCTCTTTGAGAGGTGAGAATGAAAAACTCAAACGAGATTTAGAATCAGAACGTGGATTTTATAGAGAGAAAGTTTCCCAATGTGATGATTTGAAGAAATTTATTGAATCGCAACGAAACTTAATGGACATAGTTTTGAAGAACAACCAAAGTATTCTCTAACCCTCACTAAAGTCAAACCAAACCGCCGGTTATCCGGTACCCAGTCCGGTCTTTGAGCCTGCCCTTGAAGGGAGACTGGGAACAACAGAGAAGAGTTCTTTGACATATTGGTAAAATGGTGTTTTGGAAGCCGACACGTGCTGAAAGGGATTACTGACGTAGGCGGGCTTCTCAACGATATAATGCTGTGGTTAATGGTCAAGCCGTATCGTTGTAAAACTAAATCAGTTAGACGTTTGTCGGCAAATCGAGGTATTTGCTTTATGTATATAAAGGTGATGTAGCTCAGGCAGGTTAGAGCGCTGTGTGTGGTGGATGGTTGAGAGTTCGAGTCTCTCAAGAAATACTCTTAGCTTAACGGAAGAGCACCACAAGCAGAGGTCGGCGGTTCGAATCCGCTCATCGCTTCAATGTTTAATTTAAAATTAGATTGTATGGAAAAGGATATTCAGAGACGTAACGTAATTGATGTATTACGGAGTATGGATGTTGGTGCAATAGAAGTATTTCCTATCGTTCAGAAACCGTCTGTAACTAATACATTGAATGCTCGGCTTTATAAAGAAAAAGCTGAAGGAATGGCTTGGAAAACAAAGTCAGATGTAAAAAATATGCAGTTTATAGTAACCAGAATTGCATAACTACCTTGCTTGTTGAGATGATCAGAGGTGAAATGGCTGAAATATTGCTAGATAATATTCTCCGTCTGTTTTCTACAGAAACGTTTGGAAAAGATAAGTCTGCGTATTATGTGGGTGGGGAAAAGAAATTGATGAATCTTATAGAAGCGGGTAAGATTGAAAGTGATAAGCCCACTAATGTCCAAAACGGCAAGTGGCATTGTAATGCTGCTCAAGTATTACTTCATTGCCGATGTGCGGGAAGGAAAGTTAAATCTAAAAAACGGAAGAAATGAAAAAGATTAAAGTGATACAGTATGCCATGATGTTCATTGCCTTATGGACAACACTGTATCTTATAGATAGCATTGAAGTTAGCAAGAAAGAATTTATTGCTGCTTTTGTATTGGTGACTGTCGTATCAGTGAATTATATCTGTTTTCGATACTACGAAGATAGGAAACAAAATAAGGATAGCCTGTGAAGGTCTGCATTGCTTAATTTTAGTATTTGTCATGTTTATTTAGCCCGGTTCGCCGGGCATCTGCCGGGATAGCCCAGTTGGTTAGAGCGCATGTTTCTACATGAGGTCAGCGGTTCGAATCCGTTTCCCGGCTCAACTCAATCAGAGTTAAGTAACCCGTGAGGGTGAAAATATATTTGCATTATATATACAATCAATGTAGCCGGAAGCGTCTGGCTACGACCTGAAGGAATGGCGGAATTGGTAAACGCAAGTATGCAGATAGATTGAAGAAAGTCATACATAGGTAATCTATCATCCCGGTTCGAGTCCGGGTTCCTTCACAGAGAATTTTTCTTTTTATGTTTAACTAATGTTGCCAGCGAAAAGGACGCTGTAGGGTTAAAGCCCCTGTTATTTGAGTTTTAATTGTTCTATACTATTCCGGTGTGCTTTGAACGGCTATCCGGAAGCAAGAAGCTCGTGAGAGTGCTATTTAATAGTTAATGTCGTGTTTTATTTTGTGTTTGTG